ATAGAGGCCACAAAAAAGGTTTATAGATATGAAGCTTAAAAAAATTAAAGTTTATGGGAGATTAAGAAAGTTTCTTGGGCAGTCTTATTTTGAAGCGGCTGTTGCAAGTCCAAAACAGGCATTTCATTTTTTGATTGCAAATTTTCCAGAGGTAGAAAATCACATGATGAATCAATTTTATAAGATAAAAATGGGCGGTATGGAAATTACAGAGGATTTATTAAATTTACAAAGTGATGAAGATATACAGATTATTCCTATTGCAATAGGTGCTAAAGGAGTTGTGATTGGTGGATTATTAACTGGTGTTGGTTCTGGTGCTGTTTTAGGAGGTTTAACTGCTGGGTTTTTCTCTACTGCTATTGGTGGGATTGTCGCTAGTGGATTAACGGCTATTGGTACAAATATGTTAATAAACGAAGCCTCAAATCTTTTAATGCCAAGACAAGATATTCCAAGCGGTGTTATGGCTGATAGCTTTTCACAGAATGATCCTACATTTCAATCTTTTGGTTTTGGGTCGATTCAAAACGTATCTAGGGCTGGTGTCCCAATTCCAATAATATATGGAGAAGTTTTTACAGGATCAGTTGTAATCAGTTCTGGTGTTGATACTGTACAAGCGGAGGGAACAACCTAATGCCACAAGCTACTGGATTTGGAAATGTAAGCGATTTTAAAGACCTTTTTGGTATTCCTAATCCTGATTTACCAAATGACGCATTGCAATCAAAGCAGTTTCAAACTTTGATTGAATTACTAGGATCAGGAGAAATAGAGGGCTTTCCAAGTGCTACAGGTAGTAAGGGTTCGACTGAATATAACCAAAGTTCACTTAAAGACGTTTTTCTTAACGGCACTCAGGTTTTACAACAAGCGGCTGGCACAAGTCCAAATGATGAAGATTTTAATTTTCGTAATATCACTTTTGAACCTAGATTCGGCACTTCAGATCAAACAGCGATTGCTGGTATATCAGAAACAGAATCAGAAACTAGCGTAGGTGTAACAGTGACACAATCAACACCAGTTTCAAGACAGATAACAGATACGAATATTGATGCTGTAAGAGTTACTCTTGGTTTTCCTACATTGCAAAAGTTTGAAGATAATGGCGATATAAATGGTGCTGAAGTTGCTCTTACAATTCAAACAATAGAAAATGATGGCACAACAACAACTGTTATAAGCGACACTGTAAAAGGAAGAA